GCAGCCTCTTCCCTTAACCGCTCCAATGTGGAATCCACAGCCCCGCTTTTGGAGCCAGTGCCGTTTAGTGTTTTTTCTGGTGGTGGTGGGGTTCTTTCACGTTTTTTCACACTTATGTCCTTTTCAAGTTTTGCCACGGCAAAAGCAAATTTCACTGGATCCGTGATTTTCGCCAATGATTTAGCCCGTTCATTGTTTTTACCCAAGGCATAGATCACCAATGTGGGGTTTTCCGCACCTTGCAAAACAATGCCTTGCTGTGTCTTGCTAAAATTTTCCAGAATGGTGGTTTCCGCATCATCAAAATCCGGCAATTGTTTGCGTAATTTGGCCTTGGCCTCTTCATAGCCGGTTAGCTTTTCTTGCCAGGCCTTTTCCTGTTGAGCCTGTTCACTTTCCTGTTTTTCCTTTAGCGCATCATGTTGCCGTTTTTCAGCGTGCCATTTGTCCAGATCATCTTCATAGGCATGGGCATCATAATCATGGCCTTCCAATGTGGGTTTGGTCCGTAATGGCTTAATAGTGGGTTCTGGGTTTTCAATGGTTTTAAGTCGCTTTTTCAATTCGCGGTTTTCCCGCATGGCTTCGCGGTGGGCTTGCCGCATTTCTTTCAGCCAGGTGGGGGCCGGTTCTTTTTCTTCCGGATCCGTAACTGCTTCATCACCAATACTGATTACCAGATCATCATCTTCAATACTGGATTTGGTTTCATCATCGCCATCATCATCATCTTGTTCATCATCTTTTGGTTTTGCCTTTTGCGCTTTTTCATCCTCTTCATCGGTTTCAGCCAATAAATCATCCATGTGTTCATCCATATCCACATCATGATTCAAATCATCCTGTTCCAATTCCACGCTTTCAGTTGTTGCCGGATCCATAGTATCCCCGCTGTTTAATGTTTAGTGCGTTGGTAAAGTTCTCGATTAAATTTGTCTCGATTTTTTTGATACAAGGCCTCAAAGGTGGCCCAGTGTACCCACCAGTTACCCGGTTGCATATAAAACCCCCATTCCCGTACCTTGGGCCCGGTAAAAAACAAGGTCCACACGGGCCCTTCAACCAATTCCAGCCGATGGGCAAAACGTGGTGTTCTGAAATAAGGACGCCACCGCCTGATGTGTCGGGTTTTTCCCCAACTGTGTTCAATCATCTTTCCTTTCAGACAGAAAGATAAACTTGCCCAAGGGTGATCATGTTCGGCCCGATCATCATCACTGTGTTGAAATTTGTGCAAATAGATATTGAACCACCGGTTTCGGGGAATCACCCACCACCGTTGCAAATAGGGCACCGTTTCGGTGCCCTGGCCTATTACCACAAAATCGGGTTTTCTCATGGTGAAAGCTCTATTTTGTTACATGGGTTGAACCGCTTGTTCTTCAAAATCCGCCAATCTGGATGCCAGGCATTCCGCATAGGTTTTCATGCTGGCCAGTTGAATGGTTAACAGTTGCCAGTGGTGGGGGCTCATAATCGCCCTATTAGCCTTGTTGTTTAGGGTCAATTCCAGTCGCCCGATGTTGCCATCCAGATCCATCAATTCTTTGTGTACGCGCTCTTTGATTTCGGTAGTGCTCATAGTTTTTAATCCTTATTCAAGATTGAATCGGTGATCCCGGCAAGTTGGGTGGCCGTACCCTTGGCCCTAGTTTTTCAATGGCTTCAATGGCCAATCGTCCCTGTTTAGCATCAATGTCATTCATGATTTCAAGGGTTTCCGCCCGGGTTTTGTCGGCATCGGCCTGTTCACCGATGATTTCAACCTGATTTTTCACCGCCTCGCTTTGTTCTTTGGCGGCCAAAGCTTGCAGATATTGTTCTTCTGCAGTGGGTTTGCGATTTTGAGTTTCTTCCATTAATTTCTGTTGTTCGGCTTCGGTGGGCTCTACCACGCCCATCTTGATCAGTTTTTGGCGGAAATATTGCCGCACATCGCCTATCCCTTCCCCTTCCATGTTCATCATGGCCATGGATATCAAGACTTGTTTGGTTTCAGGGTCATCCGATGCCATGGCCATCCGTAGCAGGTTCCTTACCGTAGCCTGGCGTTTTGTGCTACTGGCTGGCCCCACATCGGCCACCACTTTCATTTTGGCCTTGGCCAGGTCATTTTTTATATATTCCTGGCCATTGTGGTTCACGTTGCGTTGATTCAGAAACACCGTTTCCATTTCGCCCATCAAGCCCATGGTTTCCATTTCACGATCTTTTTCCACAAACACATCTTTGGCCATGGAAAGCCAGATTTCACCGGATCGTTTCATGGCCTTTTTCATGTTGTCCATATAGATGAACGTTTGCATATCAAGCTTGTTTTGTATCAATTCAACGGTGCGTTCGGCCACGTTGTTCACCATTTGTTCGCCTTGGTTCTGATTGCCCAAAAGGTCTTGTATATCGCTTTCCGTGATCTGTAAAAGGGCTGCAAGGGCCGGTGGAATCATCGGGCTTTTGGTGTAGGCAATGGGGCCGGCTGCCTGTTCATTGCCGTTTTGATCGGTAATAGGGTTGATCAGTAGATAAGGATAATCCTTCACATTGTCTTCCGACCACATCACCTGATGGCCGGCAATCTGTTCCGGTGTCATGATGGGTTTTTCTACACTGGATAGGGCACTGATTTCCCCCAGTTTTGAAAGTTGCATGTTTTTGAGTCGTTGCACATCCGTGGCCAAGCGCACATGCCCCATGCAACGCTCCACGTTATCTATGAACCAACGCTTGCCATACACAGGCACAATGGGGATGCATTGGCCGGCAATGTAGCCGCAATCTTCTAAGATTTTGCTGCCACTCATGATGTATTTATGCACTTTACGGGTTGTTACCCGTTTTGTGTTTTCCAGTTTGGCCCCCATGGCCAACAAGGTATCTTGCCTTTCTTCATGTTCATCTTGAGTTAAACGGATTTCTTCACCCGTGATCAGCTTCCACACATAGATATTTTTCCGCACCTGTTCCACTTCATAGAATTCCGCCACAAACACCACATCCGGTGTGGCCCAATCGAATTCCGATTGATGGATTTCCTTTGGCCAGGTGGCCGGATCATCCCCCCACTCACTTTTGTAAGCTTCTGGCGTCATGCTGGTTAATACCCAACATCGCCTGGCATCGCTTTTATCCTGTTTTTTGGCTTGTAAGTCGAAAAACACGGAACTATCCGCATCATAGATGGGCTCTATCAGAATTTGTTGTTCATCATCATCTTCATCACTTTCATCAACGTATTCATTCCTCAAACGCCAAGCACCAATGCCACCTCCCACAGCCTCTTCAAACGCATTATCGTAGGCTTCATCGGCACAGGAATCCTGTTCATTCGCCCTATAAAGCCCGTCACACATATCAGCCAGGTTATCATCCAGTGACTTGCCACGGGTTTTGAAATCCACCGTAATCCGGTTATTGCGGTATTCATTGAAGATGCGGATCACTGATAGATGAATTTTATTAACTTCAAACCGCGGTTTATTCGCAAACTGTTCACCCAATGGCCCTTCCCATTGCGCACCAGCAATCGAATAGAAACGCCGATCTTTCAAACATTGCAAACGTTCGTTATGCACAGCGGCTTGCACTTGATCAAATTCAATAAACGCCTCTTCATGTAAACAATTCAATCTTTCTTCTTTGGTTTTGCGGGCCATGGTTTAAGTGCTCCAAATGTGCGCAAAAAATGGGTTATGCTTATTCGCCCTTGGGGTTACAGCGTAAATCAATCTGACAATCGGTAAAATCACGAGTAAGGATGGTCAGTTCTGCCAACAAACAAACATCCTGGCCATTGCTGGCCCATGTGTTAAACGTCCAACGATCATTGTATACACCAGCCACGGCTATTCCCTGGATGCGGCCGCTTTGAGCCTGTTCTAACAGTTCACTTAATAGCCTTACCACTGCTTTGTTTACCGGTGGTTTTAACGTTTTCACTTCTTTCATGTTCAACGCCGCATACTGTTAAAATAGTTGGCTTTGGCTATCGCCCGTTGTGGCTTTTTCGGTTTTTCAATTCGGATTGGCCATTCATATTCCACACAATAGCCAATCGCCGTGGTGATGTGCTGGTATTGATTGCGCTGGTCTTCCTGAAAACTGGATCCGCTTTGCAATTGCACCGTGCTAAGGCCTTTATCACAGAATGGGGCTTTATGGGGATTCACAAATAAACTGATTTCACCATCGGCACTTTGTATGCGGGC